TTACCAGAGGTGGCCGGGCTTGCCAGAGCCGACAACCGTGATATCAGCGGTTGAATACGCCTCGTCTCGTGCGCGCGGCAAGCCGCTTGCGCCCGCGCCAAGGCTATCGACTGTCCGTCGATCGACACGGCCACGGATGTCGATAGGCCACGACCTAGCGACGTAGGCGACGGACTGTTTCTCCAGCAACAGGCCGTATCCGGTCCTGGTCACAGTCCAGCCCAGGGCCTGAATCTCGCTGACGAGAAAGCGTTCCTTGATGTGATAGGACGAGTCGAGCAGTTCGATCTCGCCCATCAGTTCGCGTCCAGGCTTGTCGCTGTCGATGATGGCAGTCGCCCTGATCTGATACTGCTGGGCCATCTTGTCCAGGTAGTCGATTGGCGGCGGCAGGGCTTCGGCAGTCTGCTCGACATGCTGAGGTTTGGCGGTGGCGAGGGCAGATGCCTGCATGCTCGGTGGCTCTGGATTGGTGAGGCCGGCCGATGGCAGTGGCCGCTCGACGGTGACGGCTTGGGAAGGCTGGGTCGAAGCGACCGCGCCACCAGTGCCGGTGAAAAAACCATAAAGGTGATACACGGCATAGAAGGCACCGACGAAAACGAACGGCACGCCCAGGGAGAGCAGCTTGGAGTTCTTCAGAACATTGGTGCGCTCGGTCTGGTAGACGCCACCCTTGACCGTTTCGCGGCGGTGGCTGGAGTAGAGCCCGAAGTATTTCTCCTCATAGGAACGCACGCCAGAGCCGATCTTGACGAACTTCCCCTTAGCCTGTTTCTGCCACTGCTCCCACTTGTACTGGTTGGGGCGTCCGATGGCCTGAAGCTTGAGGAAGTAGATGATGTCCTCAATCCGGCTGCGGATGATCTTGTGAACGTCATCGCGGTCCTGACCCATGATGACGATTTCGAGCCCTCGGTGACGATGCTCGGTCCAGAACTTCTGTTGATTCAGTGGAAGCTTGTAGTTGCCGCTTGGGAAATAGTCCTGAATTTCATCCCACACAATCATCGCGTTGTCAGGCGTCTTGTCGGCGAACTCGTTCTTAACGCGCTCAACGTCACCGGCTGCGCCATCCTGCTCGGCAGGCTCGACGTAGATCAGCAGCATGCGGACATAGTCGACAGGCTCATCGAGCAGCTCGGCGAACTTCTCCCAGTTGATGCCGCGAATATTGGTAACGACCTGACGTCCAGCTTTCAGGGCGGGCAGGATGTGAAAGACGCACGCCTCGTAGCTTTTGCCAGCACCTGGGAGACCTTCGTGGAAGTGAATGGCCATCGGTTACCACCTCCCGAGCGTGATGGCCTTGCGGCCGAGGCGGAACATGTAGGCAGAGGCAATCATCGCGAATGCCTGCGTCAAGCCTGCTTCGGACATAAAGAAGCCGATGAACTCCATCACCGGACCCATCTGGTCGGAGATGGGCGTATCCATGAAGTCAGGCGGCGTGATCGTTTCGAGTACCGAGACGATGGCGTCTAGCAGGTCCTTGAGGATCGCGACCGGCTTGTCGTCCAGGTACTCGGTACCGTCGTCCCAAAGGCCTTTCCAGAAGGCCAGCGTGAAGAATTCCATGAGTCACCTCAGTGCAGAGCAATGCGGAATGCGAAGAAGCCAGCAGCGGCCAGAATGACGGCCTTGATGGCATTCCATGGGATATCGCCGCTGCAAAGCTGATCAATGTCGATATCAAAGACCCAAGCCGAGACCGACCAGCGCGGGCAGGAGCCCGTAGCACGGAAAGTCAGAAAGCTGCTGGTCTGCGACGCAACTGGGGTCTGCTGGACCTTGCCGACGAATTCGGTCAGCACCGATCCAAACGTATCGCCGGTCGGCGTATACCAGTCCTGACCCTCTCCCCCGCCACCAGCGCCGCAATCGTCACCGGTGCAATCACCTACACCGTCACCGTCCGAATCAGGATTGCCAGAGCTGGGACAGGCTTTACCAGTGCAGGCCGTTTCGGTTCCAGTAGTCGTGCCGTTCGCATCTGTTCTGGATGTGGTGGTAGTCGTCGCTGTTGTAGTCGTGCAGTTGTTAATGCCTTCGCACTTGGTCACGGTCGCCGTGTCTTTCTTCGTGGTAACGGTAGAACCGTCCTCGAGCATCTGCTCGGTGACTTCGGTCGTAATATCAATTCCGTTCTTACTCGGAACAGTAGGGACGCAGGTTTCAACCCCGTTGACAGTGCCGCATGAACGGCCTTCTATTTCCTCAGTCTTAGCCGACTGACAGACCTGCTTATCACCTGATGCCGAATAAACGCAGGGCACATCCTCCTTGATCACCTGAGGCTCAACGTTCTGCCCTTCATCGGGCACCAATTCATCACCCGATCCAGTAACGGTGCACTGATCGCCGGTATACATCATCGAACCGGTATATAGGTATTCACCAGAAACGCGAGTCTTACCGCGAATGTCGGTCATCTGAGCAGCACAACCGTCCTTGCAGCCTTGGCGCTGAGGTATCGCGTAACCGTTACTCGCGATGCTCACGAACGAATCGGGAGCAATGCCCGCTTTAGAGAAGCGATCGTAGGTGCCAGCCAAGGCAGCACACGGATTGTCAGGCACAGCACAATTACCTATAGCAGGATCATATTCGGTGCCCTCAGGGCAAGACGTTCCGCGGCGGTCAACGTAATACTGTTTCTTTTCAACGAGGTTGACCGAACCGTTAAACAACGGACAAGAGGCGACAGGGTATTGAGAGGCCCAGCACTGTTGATAGACGCACTGAGCGCGTATTTCGGAAACATCTTCAGCACGAAGATATTTTAGAGACGGAGTTGCACCAGCAGAACACGCAGCGGCCTTATCAGAGTACTGATTTAAGCTGCTGTTATTAAATATCCAGTAGTACGTTTGAGCACTGGCAGGAGCATGCCAAAACAGAACTGGAATTAAGACGCTGAGAAGCCAACGATAATAGCGACTGCGCATAATGCACCCCAGAAGAACAGACCAAACTGAATGAGCATGTAGAACCCCCGAAACAAATGAGGCCCCCGAAGGAGCCTCTAGCAGTGCAGCAACGGTTAGCGGAACCAGCCGATAACCTTGTTGAAGCCCCACTTCGCAACGCCCGGCAGGATCTTGATTGCGGCAATCGCGGCGATGGCGGCGACGATGGTGGTAGCGTCTACAGCGGAGGTGACGGCGGAAAAGTCCATGTTTGTTACTCCTCAACAGTTAGTGGTTCGGCGCGTGAGTTGATGTAACCCACAACTACGCCGAATCCCCAGGCGGTGAGCCAGAGGATCAGGGGCAGAGACAAACCAGCCATAAAAGCGGTCTGGATCGTCTCCGAATCGGGCATTGCGAAGAGCGCCGCCAGCGTTGGCGTACTGGCGAACTCTTGCGCGGTCATGAGTGCGTAGCCCGAGCAGGCGTCGGAATATTCACCGACAGCGGTGAGGGTCGAGCCGACCAGTTCTACGCAGAGGGCCATGGTCAGCCAGCAACCTTGGCAGGAGCGACGGCAGCAGGCGCCGGGTTGGCGATGCGGCGAGCTTGACGCGGGTCCACCTCGAAGTGGATGCGGTCATCCTTGATCGAGCAGGAAACGTCACACTCGTAATGGCCGACCGGCAGCACTTCCTGCTGGGAGGCGGCGTAGTAGCTGAACTTCTGCGGATACGGGACGCCCGGCAGGTGCGCGAAGGCTTCGGCCATCCAGTAGGGCTTGCCGGACTTGGCAGCGGTACCGGTACGAAAATTGCCGGTAGTTTCGATCTTGATAGTCATTGCCATGGGTATTGCCTCTTAAAAGCCGAACAGGTCGGCAACGCAGGGAGTGCCACGCTCTTGGCGTTCCAAGAACCATTGGCGTTCGGGCTTGATGCCCTGGGACTGGCGAGCATCGAGCGCTGCCAGGGTTTCGTTTACTTGCTGTTGCAGGACCGGGTTTACGAAGGACCGGGCCTGCTGTTGCTCTTGAAGGCGGCGGCGCTGGCCGCTGGTGAGCTGGGTGCCCTGGAAGCTGACGGTTCTCATGGGCGGAACTCCAAACGCACGAGGTAAAGCGCGATGGCACCACCCGCGAGGGTTGCGAGCAGGGAAACGGTCGCGGCGATCATGCAGCCACCGCCAGATGGTTCGGGCGCTGATACCAGCTCGGGATGGCCAGCACGGTCGACTTGGTGATCTCGCGGGCCTGACGCACGAAGACCGGCGCGAAGCGCGAGGTATCGCAGGCGTTGCGGATGTTGATGCCGATACGGTTGAGGCGCGCGGCGTGAGTCTTCACGGCAGACTTGTCGAAGTCGAACTGTTGCCCGTGCATCCACTGAATCGCATACATGGCGGTGGTATTTGCTGCGCGGGTGGTGTCTACGATCTGCTCAGCCAAGAGCTGTTCGGATATGGAAACGATGTCCATGGCGGTCACCTTCAGTCGCTCGTCAATTCTCAAAAACTCGTCGTGGAGTTCGGCAAAACGCCGTTCGTCAAAGAGGCCCCAATAGGCCAAGCATTCGCGCTGCAAAAATTCGTTCTTGAGCTCCTGCTCCATCCGAACGACGCCATGAAGGGCGCAGTAGTCGCGGACGCGCTGCACGTACAGGAACTCGGGGGATTCATCGCCGTAGAGGCGCTTGATCTTCGGGAGCAGGTTCTCGTCCAGCTCGAAAGCCTTGTCATAGGACTTGCGGTACTGGAGGCGCCCGCCTTTGCCGTTGCCCTTCGGGGTCCAGGCGACGGTGCGACCGTTGGGGTAAAGAAAGCCGATGCTGTGCCCTATGCGCTGGGAAGACACGCCGCGCAGATAGGCCAGAACGTTGCCCTCTCCTACCGATACGTTGGTGGTGAGGTCGATACGTTCGATCTTGGCGCCGTCTGCCACGCGATCACCGGTCTTTGCACCTGATGCACCGTCCCGCAGATCAACGCGAGTGCAGCGGGTGAAGCCCGGCAGGCCGTACTCAGCCAGAAGCTGGTTGTAGACCGAAACACACTGTTCGATGGTCGAGAAGCCGAACAGGTTGTCGAGGCGCCCTACCCGGCTTGGGTTGCCCTCGACGCGGATTTTCCGGCCCTGAACGTGGATCGTGACCGACGTGGAATAGCTGGCTTCATGCTTGAAGCGAGGCTGGCGGGGGGGGAGGGCCT